CCGGCGCCTCCTCGGCGGCGAAGTTGACGGTGAAGCGCCCCTGCCGCAGTTCCTCGGGCGAGTTCTGGTCGCGGGTGAACTTCACCTCATAGCCGAGGATGTCGCCGTCGGCCTTCAGGTCGCGCATCGCGAAGCCCATGGTGTTGAGCACCGCCTGGATGGTCTGGCCGGTGAGGTTGAAGCGCCCGAGATAGAAACGCAGCGTGCGCAGGAACATCAAATGGATGTAATCCCTGCCCCGCGTGACATTATAGAAGCGCCAGAGGTCGTCCTCGCCGGCATTGTCGGTGCCGACATAGACAAACCCGCCCGAGGCGATGGCCGTCTCGACGCCCAACTCACCGCGCAGCAGCACGCCGACATTGTGGGAAAGAAGCCGCTGGCCCTCGGTCGCGCCATCGGTCAGCGAGAAGTTGATGGGCCGCGACGGTCCGACGATGCCTGCGACCGGCTGGTTCGCCCAGCTGTGGAAGGGGCGGCCCTGCTTTTCGTGATCGCGCCGCACGCCGATGCCGATCACGGCCGGGGACAGCGGCATCACCGCGACGTCGCTCCCCGCCATGACGCGGACTGCCGGATCCACAGGAATCAGGCGGCTGGAGGAGAGGGTCTCGCGCCAGTCGATGGCCGCCTGCTCGGTGGTGGCGGGCCCGTCGATCACGGCGTGGGCGAGAAGCTTGTTGCACAGCGCCGGCAAGGCGGCACAGATAGCATTGGCATCGGTGCCGGTCCGCTGGCTGGTGAAGCCCGGCGCGCAAAGGATCCGCGGAATGACGCCGAGCAGTGGCCCGGCCTGCACGAAGGCCTCGAGTCCCGTGGAAATTCCATCGCCGACGATATTGGCGATAGTCTCGTTGACAGTGGCGCCCTCCTCCACGCGCACCACCACGACCTTGGCCGCGACCTGGAACTCGCCCAGCTGGGCATTGATGAGGGTCAGCGCGTCCGAGATGGTGCCTTGCGCGCCGAGCGCCGTACGCTTCGCCGTATCGTCGGAATACAGAAACACCGGCGTGTCGAGCGGGAACACCGCCGGGTCGGCCTCGGGCGCGGTGCCGATGAGGCCCACCACCGACATGTCGCTGTAGACGGCGGGACGCGGCTCGTTGTCGATCCGCGTGATCGAAATGCCAAAGGTCGGATCGGACATTGTGTCTCTCCATTGCAGAGGGCCCGCCGCACGAAATGACCGCGGGACGGGAATTGTCGGTTCGGATTGGGATCAGGAAAATCGATGGACCGGATCAGAAGTCGATCTCCGGCGTGGTGATGGCGAGATCGGTCTTCTCGGCGGACTGAAGCAGCACCTCGAGCACGAGCACCTTGTTCGTTCCTTCCACCGGCGTGCCGTAGAAGCGCACCGAGCGGACCCATCCGCCCGCGCCATCCTCGACGGTGCCCGTCACCTCGATATCCTTCACGCCGCCGATGGAGAGCTTCTGCGACACTTGCGTGATGAGCGATTGCGTCATGTACCCATTCCTCGCTTTCTGTCTGAGGGCTCAGTAGGTGCCGCCGTCGGCGAGGCCGTTGAGCGTCGTCTGCAGGTTTGAGATCTGCGAGATCGTATGGCCGTGGCTGCCATCCGCCTTTGCGGCGAGCGTGGAGACGAGCCCGGCAATGTCGGACATGCCGAGCACGACCGCGCCGGTCCTGCCGTTGACCGACGAGACGGGGCCCGAGGCCAGAACGGCCTCCGCCGTGGCGGCGGCCTCGGCTGCGTCCGAAGCGGCCTGCTCTGCGAGCGCCAGCGTGGCCTGCACCGATGTGGCGGCCTCCAGCACCGCGACGCTGATGCCCGCCGTCGCCGAAATCACCCAGTCATCTTGCATGCCGTCGCCGATGGCGCCATTGACCAGCACCACCTCGAAGGCAAGCCCGCCATTGGCGCGGTCGTAGCCCTCGACGCGCAGCACGGCATAGTCGTTCTCGGTGCCTTCCGCCCGGCGGGTCAGCAGCACGTAAGGCGTCGGCGTGAACAGGTCGCGCTCGGCCGCGCTGGCAATCGCCAGTGTCGCCTGCAGGCCGGAGGTCACAGTGAGGGGCGTGTCCGACGCGGCGACGAGGAAGCCGTTGGCGGCGGCGGCCTGTAGCTTGGCAAGCAGTGGCCCCAGGACCTCGTTGACGCGGGTGAGCCCCAGGGTGACGAGCCGATCGGTATCGGTGGTGACCGAGGTCACGTCCGTTCCCAGCTGTCCCAGCGCCTCGGCGATCAGCCGGAAGCGCCGGTTGAAGAAATCGCGGTCGAGCGGCTGGCTGTCGCGGACCCGGAGATCCTCGAACCTCAGCATGATGCGATCACTCCATCAGCATGGGCTCGGCGGTGGCGATGGCATCCGCCGCCTGCTCCCTGATTGCGTCGTGGACAATGGCCTTGACGGTGTAGCGCGCGCCCGGCCGGAAGCGGGCGTTCATGACCTCGAGCGGCCGGTTGACCGTGATCTTGTAATGCGTGGGCTTGCGGGCCATCAGTCAGTCTCCTCCATATGCGATTTGATCACGGCGGTCCCGTTCACGACTGCGCGAACTCGATCATCTCGGCGACGAGGAACTGTTCGGCGGCACTGGTCGTGGACCCGACGATCCTCACCTCGTACCTGCTGGCGGGCGCGATGTTGAAGACCGAGGTCCTGCGGATCGTCCCGTTGGCCAGCGTCTCGTCCTCGACCACATCGGCCGTTTCGGTGGTGGCCAGCGTGGCACCGGTGCGGAGCGTCACCGTGCAGTCGTGCTTCGCCTCGTCGAAGGACTGCAGGTCGGTAATGATCTTGATGCTGGTGGTCGGAGAGCCAAGCGTCCGGGCGGCCCCCACCCAGGTGAAGGCCGTCTTGGGGCGGCTGACGATCGCCTGGGAATTGGTCAGCCCGAAGCCCGGCATCAGGTCGGTGGTGCCGGTGAGCGTCACGCGCAGCGGCAGGATGGCCGGGAGGCCGGAGAGGTTCGGGCCGTTGGGCGCCCCGTCGAGCGGAATCCAGGCGCCATTCACCTGCACCTCGAAATCGGTGCGGCAGGCAGGCGGCGTGATACCCTCGTTGAGGATGTCGAGGTCGAGGATGCCGCCGGCCAGCTGAAGTGCTGTGAGCTCCACGCCAAGGCGGGTGCGCTCGAACCGCGCGAAATAAAGCCGCATCTTCAGATCGTCGACCAGGTTCCCGGCAAAGAAGGCGCCGTCGGTCGAGGTGAAGAAGGTGCCCTGCACGACGCCGTTGTCGGTATTGGTCATCGCCACGTAGTGGTCGCCCGTGGTGACCAGGACAATGGCGTAGCGGCGGCCCGCCACGAGATAAGTCGGCGTGATGGGCACGGTGGTTTCGATCAGCGCGGGCAGCATGGCGTTGGCCCCGGCGGCGCCGACCTTGATGTCGGCCAGAGGCAGCACGGTCCGGGAGATGACCCGGGTGAGGTCCGGCATGCCGTAGGCACTCTCGCAGACCAGCACATGGACGTCGCCCGAGGCCGCCTTCCGGCTGAAGTACAGCCCGACCTGCGACAGCCAGCCGTCCTGAGAATTGAGAAAGGTCTGGGCCACCTGCTGGCCGTTGAGGGTCGTGGTGGTGCTGACGCGGTCCCAGTAGGGCTCGAGGTAGATGTCGATCCAGAACTGCCGCAGACGCACCCAGTGGACGTTGCCGTTGGGGATCACCTGGCCGTTCGGCATGCGGTCCGGGATGCCGTTGATGAGTTCCCAGGTCTCGCCGTTGCGGGTGAATGTTCCGGCGGTCTGGTCGTAGAGGCCCTGCCGCCACCACGCGGCGTTGGTGCAGACCTCCTTGGTGGCGCCATAGCGGCGGCGCTCGCGCGAGCGGAACAGCTGGCGGATCCCGGTGGTCTCGAAGGTGTACTGCGCCATGCGCAGCTCGCCCGAATAGCCGGCGAGGTTCATGCGCAGGCCGTGGGTGTACTTCGGCAGCACAAAGCCGCCGCTGACCGTCACGAAGGCGTTGTTCGGGTTGAGCAGCGCCAGCACCGAGGTGGCGGACCCGGCCTCGGGGAAGCGGATGCCCTCGCCCACCACGGCATCGAAACTGGCGTGGTCGAAGTTCGTGCCCTCGTCGGTCAGGAAGTGGTTGGTGCCATAATAGATGTAGGCGCCGGGCTCGTAGACCTTGCGGCGGAGTTCCTCCAGCTGCTCGGTCAATTCCACCGTCTCGCTCTTGAGGGCATAGGCGCCAAGCCGGTCGGCCAGCGCCGAGAGGTCGGTCCTCAGCGTGTCGACCTGGCCGCTGATCTGGCCGCGCCACACCTCGAGAGCCGACACCCGGTTGGCCACCAGCCTCAGGTTGGGGAGCTGGGTGGGCGCCCATTGCTCGATCGAGACGATGCCTGCCGTGTCGAGGATCGCATAGCAGATCACCACGGTGGCGGCATCGGTCGGCGGATAGGAAGGATCGGGACCTTCCACGCCGGCGACCGCCGACAGCTCGGCCCGGCGCATGTTCTCCATGGCGACGGCCTGGGGCTCGGTGGTGCCGAGCTGGGCGTCGATCAGGAAATCGCGGGGCTGGACGTCGGTATCCACGGATTGGCCGAAGGCGACGATGGCGACCCGCTTCCTCGTCACCAGCGGCAGCGCATTGAAGAGGTCGATCACCACGTTCTCGTTCCGGGCGAAGACCTGGCCTCCGGCATAATAGCGTCCGGGCGACAGGGTGATCTCGGTGGCCGCGGTCTTGGAAGCGGAAAAGCCGGTATAGGCCTTGCCGCTATCGACGGCGTCCTTCACCACGTGGTCAAGCGACGCCCGCGCGAAATCCTGCAAGCTGTTGAGATCGGCGGACTGCAGCTCCTGCCGGTCCCGGAAGATAACGGTCTGTTCCACGTGTCTGTTCCTTCTGCACGCATGTCGGAGAATTTGGCCGCCGAACTCTGCCAGAGGTCGGCCACGGAATTTTACCGGGGCCGCAAGCAAGAGGCGTGGCCTTGATCTTTCAGCTTGCTCTCCGCAATCTGGCGCGAGAGAACAGGTTCATCCCGGAGACCGGTCGATGAAAAGGGTACCTGCCTTTGCAAAGGTGTTCGCGGGCCGCTGGCGAATCGTCGAGATGGACCAGTGGGACAGCGACGTCCTCGATCTCGTCGAAGAAGCGCATCTGACGTTCCAAGACACGGCGGCTGGCGAGATCGCCTTCGGCGCGCTCAAGGGCTTTCTCGATGTTAGATACGGCACACGCGACGGGTCTGCCTGCGCGGAGTTTTCCTGGGAAGGACACGACGACAGGGACCCCGCCTGCGGCCGCGGATGGGTCACGCTCGGCACCGCCGGTCGTCTCGTTGGGCACTTCTACATCCACGACGGCGAAGACTCAGGCTTCGTGTGCGAGCGCGACTGAAGTCTCCGATCGTCATCTAGGGCGTGAGCTGATAAACGGCCATAGGCGCACGGAGGCGCTTGAGCAATCGCACAATTCGGAACTCGGGTATTTATCGCGGTCTGGCGGCGGTACCAGCCAATAGGCCACCGTCAATGGTCAGCTCAGAACCTGTCATGTATGTCGCTTCATCAGACGCGAGAAGAACCGCGAGTGCCGCAATTTCGGATGGCGCGGCAAAACGCCGAAGTGGCGTGTCTGCGACAATGTCCGCCATGTTCTGCGCCCGCTCCGGTCCATCGCCGAGCATAGGTTCCCACATTGGCGTAAGCACCGCGGCTGGCAGGATCGCGTTGCAGCGGACTTGGAGACCTTGCTCTGCACAGTAAAGCGCGACGGTCTTGGTGTGGTTGCGCACGGCCGCCTTCGACGACGCGTAAGCCGCCGCCCTGGGGATACCAACCTGGCCGGAACGCGACGATATATTAATAATCGATCCCTGCCCTTTCGGCCGCATTGCGCGAATGGCGTGCTTGCATCCCAGAAAGACACCGTCAAGGTTTGTGCGGTGAACAGCTCTCCAAGCATCGAGCGAGGCATGCTCTGGATCGTGGGATGTAGCCACTCCCTCGAAGCCTGTGATGCCAGCATTGTTCACAACGACATCGAGACGGCCATCCGTCGCCAAGACTTCATCGACGACATTCGTCCAGTCAATCTCTTCTCGAACATCGAGATATCGGTACACCGCGTTCGGGCCCAGCCTGTTAGCAGCTTGCGTTCCCTCTTGATCCCGCAAATCGGTCAGCCAAACACGCGCACCTTCTCCAACAAACGCTTCGGCGATGGCAGCGCCAATGCCGCGGGACGCTCCGGTTACCAATGCAATCTTGCTGCTCAGTCGCAAGTGATGGCTCTCCGATTCAGCTTTGAACGCAAATCCATCCATAGAATTGAAGCTTTCCAAAAAAATAAGCAGCCATGAAGCGGGGGTCAAGGCACGAGCCATTGGATCACCGCTCTGGATCATCATCAAGCCGAAGCTTCCCAACAGGCCGCACGACGTGCCTTACCGTCAATTTGCATTTGGTTACGCGCTCATGAGTCCGCGCCCTAGGATTCGAAAAAGTGCCCGAGTCTCACTGTTCCGACCTTGAGGCGGTCGCCCGCGCGCGGGAAGCGCCAGGTCCTGGTGTCGAGCAGGATCCGGTCCCTAAGGGACTTCGAGACGCGAACCGCTTCACGAATGTCCATGATGGGCTTACGATTGCCCGTCATCAGGTAGCCGTTGACGAAGGGGCCTGCCGTGCGCGGGGCAAGCCTGCCCTTGATACGGGTGCGGACCTCGGCGTGATACGGCGGCATGCCGAGCCGCGTGAACCCGAGGTGCGTCGAGCGGATGCGCACATCCGGCACCCGGTCCGGATCGTGGATATGCCAGCGCTCATAGATGTAGCGCCAGGAGACCGTGGGCGGCAGGTGCTTGCCGAGGATGAACTGGCGGTTCGTAGCATACAGCGCGGTCGGCTGACCCTGGTGCTGCTCCGCGATGTGTTGCGGCCGCACGTCAATCAGGTCCGCATTGGGCCATGTGGTGGTGTAAGTCTCGCGGCCCAGTCGATAGCTGTAGCTGGCATCACGCGGGATGCGGATCATGCGCTGCGCCACCCCGAAATCGTCTACCAGAAACGCCCTCGCCCTGGGCGGGGCGTCGAGGTGGATTGCCTTGGTCGGCTTCGCCCCCAGCACCACCTCATCAAATTCTGCGGCGTGGAATTTGCCGGCGCCTTCGGGCGTCACGGCCCGGATGGTGAGCGTCGTTTCCTCGCCGCGGTCCCAGAGCTTTGCCGTGCGGATGAACCTCGACCAGGCGCCGACGTCCTTGACGCAGCCGGCGTCCAGAAACGCCTTCGCCCTCCCGAAGGCCGCTGATGTGAAATGCGCGAACCGATACGTGCCCCGCGCGACGAAGGGATAGATGCGCAGCTGCGGAAACCGCGCGAGGAAGGCCTGCCGCTCTTCCTCCGTGAAGCCTTCCATCATGAAGGTCTTGGCCGGCGGCACGATGATGCGGCGCGGACCCGCCCCCATGATGCGGATGTGCTCCGCAATCGACGCCTGCGTGCCCTTCCGGGCGTGCATCGGCAGCGCGCGGGCCGCCAGCGAGCGGTGCTTCTCCTCTGACCACTCCGGCTCCCAGAGATCGACCGACAGGCCCCATGCCAGCCAGGCCAGATGGGCGGCCGGGATCTCCCATGGCCGCACCAGCTTCGGGATCTCGACCGCGAGATCATCGATCCGCGCGCCGGTGAGGTCGAAGGCCTCCTCGAAAGCCGTGTGGTTGGGCGGAAGAAGCGTCTGCCGGGCCATGCCGTCACTCATCCCTGACGGAGCCCACGCTCACCGTGATGGCCTCGACAACGTAGACCTCGGTCACATCGAGCACGAGATCCTCAGCCGGTGATACGAGATCGACAGAGTGGACACCCTCCTGGTGCAGCGCGGCATAGAGCGCCGAACGCCGGAGGTTCATGCCGAGCAAGCGGTTCTTCTCCACCCATTCTGTGACGGCGGCGAGCGCGCGTTGGCGCACCATCTCGCCGTCGGGGCCAGGATAGAGCGTAAGCTTCGCAACGATCCGCGTGCGCCGGACGATGGGCGCCAGCACCTCGACCACGTCGGTGAGCGGGCGGATCGCCTCATTGCCGAGATGAAGTCGGACTGCCTCGCGCTCGGCGAGCGTGGGCATGGGGTCGGCGCCCTCCTTCAGAACGGTGACGCGCACCACGCCGGGGCGGCGCGAGACCGCCGAGACGTCCCGCGCCCACGGCGCCACGGTGAGTGCATGATACTGATAGGCTCCCTCGGGACCCGCGACCGAGAAAGCCTCGGGCGCCAGCTGAATGCGGCGGCGGAAACGTGCGTCGCTCTCCCCCTGTTGCCGCGCCGTGGCGAACAGGGCGCCGAGGTGGTCGAGGTTCGTGCCGTAGGAGGACGCCAGCAGCACCGCCCTGGCGGTGTCATTGATCCGCGCTCGAAGCCGCAGTTCGCGGTAAGCGAAGGCCTCGATCAGCTTCCGCGCCGGTTCGCTCTCGAGGTCGATGACCCCGGCGATGAGCGGAAAGCGCTCCACGATGTTGTCACGCATAGCGGTCACGATCTGCTCGTAGTCCAGCGTCTCGATGATGCCGGGCGGTGTGAGGCCGGAGAGATCGATGGCGGTGAAGCGGCTCATTCGGAAAGCCTTTCCTCGATCAGGATGCCATCGGGGTTTGCATAGGCGTCGAGTCGCCTTGCACCCGCTGGAGTAAAATCGCCGTAGACGGCGCGCGGGCGATATTCGCCATCAAGAAAAACATGCAGCTGTCCATCGCGGGTGACCTTCACCACCTGGATCTGCGTCACCCGAAACCGTGGCTCCCACTGCTCGATGGCCGAGGTGATGGCCGCGAAATACGGCACCACCTCGTCGGGCGTGACAAGACGGCCCAGAAGGTTCGGCACGAAGGAGCCGTACCACTCGCGCATGATGCGCGAGCCGAAGCGGGTGTCGAAGATGTCCCGGAGCGACTGCACGACATGCTCCCAGCCAGTGAGGATGCCGCCGGTCGCGGCATCGAGGCCGACCGAGGGATCGCGGAGATCGATGCTCATTTCTCCACTCCATCATGCCCTTGCTCTACCATCGCCCTGATGCGCTCCCCGATCCAGCGCATGACGTTCACCGCCATGGAGTTGCCGAGCGCGCGGTAGCGCGGGCCATCGGGACAGTCCTCGGCGGGCTTCTTCTTCCAGGGAATGCGCGTATATCCTCGGGGAAATCCTTGCAGGGATTCAGCCTCCTCGCACGTCAAACGGCGGACCATCATTGGCAGCGCAATGCAGGGCGCTGTGTCGCCTTTCCCAGTTTCTCCCGACATGGTGAGAGCATTGACGACATCCCCCATGTCGCCGCGCCCGTTGCGGCCAATCCGCTGCTGGAAGGCGTACGCCGCGACACCATGCTGCGCACCAGCCTGCAGCGTGTACATCGGGTCGCCATCCTCGCCGACGCCGAGCCCCGCCCGCACATCATCGGTCGAGGACGGTCCGGTGCGCTTTCCAACTTCCAGCAATGGCAGGGCCACCGCCATCTGGCCGCCACCATTGGCGTGGCTTGCATCATGCGGCATGGCCCTGAGCGTAGGCGACAGGTCTTCCGTGGCATCGGCGCCGTGGTCCTTGGCAGAGAAGGCGACAGGCACCAGCGGCGTGCCTCTGCCCGTACCAACCTCACTGCCATCGAACCCCTCGCCCCGCAGCGCATGCGTGACGAGCGTCTCGGTCTCGTAATCCTGCCGCCCCATGCCGCCGGCGTTGAGACAGTGGCTGATCTCTCCCGTCGAAGCCTCGCCGACGAGCCCTGCGCCGCGCTGGCTGAAGAGTTCCTGATTGCTGTAGCCGATGGCCCCGGTGTTGAATGACTGGTTCAGCGTCGGGTGCGGATGTTCTACGCCGTCCCAGTGGCTGCGCTCTCCAGTACGGCCATGAAGTAGCGTATCCGCCTTGGTGACGCTGTCCTGCGCGCGAATGGTGGCGCCTACGCCGCCACTGTCTGACCACCATCCGCTGCCGCTACTGACCGAAGCGCCGCATCGAGTGCCGGCGGCAGCGTCTTGCCGCGCTTCTCTGCGCGGCGGAGTATCCCGGCGCAGGCCTTCGAACTCAAGAAGTACCGCCGCGGGATCGAACCCCGCTCGAGCACTTGCGACAACGAACACACGACGGCGCCGTTGGGGAAGTCCGAAATATTGGGCGTCCAGGATCCGCCACGCGACTGCGCGCGCGGGTCCAAGAGCCACACCCGCGTTCGTCCATTTTCCCCGTGGCGGAACGAAGGGGGTGTCCTCTCCTGATAGCCCCGACAGGAAGCAGCCGAAGGCGTTGTCCCTGACCGAGAGGACGCCGGGGACGTTCTCCCAGACGACGATGCAGGGCGGGAGATTGCGCTCGGCGCGGCGTTCATCAATGGCATCGGCAAGCCTCACAAATTCGAGGGAAAGGTTTCCGCGAGCGTCGGCAAGGGACCTGCGCAAACCCGCGATGCTGAAGGCCGTGCATGGCGGGCCTCCCACGAGGATGTCGGCATCGGCAATCCAGTCCTCGTTCCGCTGCCGCGTGAAATCGCCGTGAAGCGGAACTTGCGGGTAGTGATGGGCCAGAACCGCGCAGGGAAATGGCTCGATCTCGGAGAACGCCAGCGCCCGAAAGCCAAGCGGATGCCAGGCGACGGTCGCCGCCTCGATGCCGGAGCAGACGGACAGATAGCTCAAGCTCAAGTGGCGGACCGCTTCGACTTGCGGGTCGGCATGGGAGCACCGGCCTCCTGATCGCCCAGCGGCGTGGTGGAGAGTTCATTCATTGCTACATCGACGGCAGAAGATTCGATCTGAGGCTCAGCAGCTGCGTTCTCATGAGGCTCTGGCAGCCGGACGAGCGTACCAAGCCGCAACTCGTGTTCAGCCTGACGCTCAGTGAGTTCGAGAACGGTCCCCACTCCTGTGTTGCGATGGGCCGCGACGAAGGGGCCCGCCCTCTCGGTGATGGCGTAGCGTGGCATGTCATACCTCGTTGATTGGAAGATGATGTGATGCCGGGGCGGATAGCGGCCGCAGACAAGGTTTTTCTCCGCACGATCTGCGGAGATAATTCCCGGCATACTCCGCACCGGCAGCCGTGACGGATGTCAGTTCGCCGGCACGTCGGTCAGCCCGCCGCCGGGCACCACGCCGCCGTGGATATGGGTGGAGCCGATATTCTTGCCGTCATGCGTGACCTTGCCGCCGGTGATGGCCACGCCGGCATCGCTCACTTCAACGTTGACGCCGCCAACCTTGATCGTCACGGCGGCAGACGCGACTTTCAGGCTGGCGGCGCCTACAACGACCTCGCAGAGGCCGTCCTTGATTGTGGCGGTGACATTCCCATAGGTGAGGACGTTCTCATCGCTCTTGGAAGACGGTGACTTGTTCTGGTCGCTCCAGGTCATCGGCAGCGCCACGGCCTGCTGCCAGTCGCCGTTGGGCGAGAGCGCGGTGAACTGCTGGCCCTTCGATGGCGGTGTGTGAACCTTGAGCACCCCCGCGATCTGGGCGTAGGGCACCCAGGGTGACAGGAAGGGCTTGCCCTCGACATCCTTGCCGAAGTTGAGCCTGACGCGCTGCATCCCGGAATCGACTTCCTCGACCGTCCCGTGGCGCATGACGCCGGAGAAACGGCGCTCGAGCTCGGCGATGCGGGCGGCAAGCTCGACCACTTCACGCATCGGCGATGCGCGCCAGCGAAGTGTTGTGGTTCACCACGACAGGATCGGGGGCACCCATGATCTCCACCTCATCGAATGTCTGCGGGTCTTCCGCGAGATCAAGCACGGGTCCGAGACCAATCGCATCGGCGGTTTCGAGATGGATGCCCAGCATGTTCGCGGCGCGCCGCCAGTCGGCAAGAGGAGTACCTTCGATCTCCGATCGCAGCATCTGCGCAATCGGCGCCAGATCGGTGTCGCCTTCCATCGCGCCGAGCAGGTCCGCCCACGCCGTGCCTTCCGTGACTGACGCACCGTCGGTCGGTGCCTCGATCAGGTCACAGGTGAGAACGATCTGGCGTGCGGCAAAGCGCACGCCCTTCTCGACCGAGGCGCCACGCCGCGACAGCCGGCGCGAGATGCGCGGCACGAGTTTCATCCAGACGCGCGACCAGTCACTGCGCTCGCGGGTCAGCGCCGCCATGACCTGGTGCTCCATCATGTCGAGGGCGAGTTCCATGCCCTCATCGGTGTGCGGGATGGCGATGACGGATTCGCCGTCCTCGCCAGAAGGCACCTCCACCCGCGCCGCTATGGCGGCCTCGATGACAAGATCACAGGATACGTTGCCGTGGAACAGGTCGCGGCCGGTCACCTCCATTTCATGGTCGTCGGTGGTGACGATCAGGATGGGCTGGCGTTCCTCGGCGATGGTCTGGTCAATCGGCGCAATGGCACTGTCATAGACGCGCGCCTCCGCCAGCGTTGCACCACGCAAGCAGCGTGCCGCGGCGATACGCATGGCGAGACGGGCGAGGCTCATGCCGGTGTATCCTTCCTGCTGAAACGCTCAGGCCGGAAAACCTTCCAGACTGGAATCTTTTCTATGATCACGACAGGTGCAGGGCATGTTCCAGACGGGAACATGCCCCCACCCCCACAATTGCCCCCGCAATCTGTGTCGCGAGACGGCGAACGCTCACTCGGCAACATCCTCCCGGACGAGAAGAAGGTTGAGATCGCCCATGCTGGTGGGGTGAACGGCAGCAATGACGAAGCATGGGCATCCATATCGCACTGGAAACCGCAGCAGGTCGCCCTTCGCAGGCCGAAACCCAAGTTCCGCAGCCTGAGCAGAGTCGATCCAGAACGCACTCTGCTCAGCGACGATACGCGTCGCGCCGGTAAACTCCCCGCCCCGGCTCTGCCCCCGGAGATCGGACGGCGCGGCCAGGGCTGAGAAGACGCCCCTGACCTTCACCGCCATCCGGTCGGCATCGGCTGCTGACTCGACATACTGCGAGGCACGCCTCGGGCTCAGCACCGCCTCCTCGCCGAAGGCTGCAAGCGCCGCCTGCGACGCAAGCGCGTCGAAGTCATCGAAGGCTGACGTCACCTCAGGTGCGTTTGCCGGGGATGAGCACGCGGGGCAGGGTGCAGTAGTGGAGCGCATTCATCTGGAACTCGAGGCTCACGCCCTTGCCGTTCATCATCTCCCACTGCTTGCCGTAGAGGCGCTGGCCCGGGGTATTGACCGTCTCGATGTAGTCGGCGGGACCGTACACGGTGCGGAACAGGCCCGGCACGCCCATGGGGAACAGATGACACTTGTTGGTATCGACGCCGACACTGCCGCCGCCCCGGTAGTTGGCCCAGGTGATGCCGCCGAAGTCGAAGGAGCCATGAAGGCCCCCCGCCCCCGGATTGATGTAGGCCCCGCGCAGGCTCGCCGCATCGGCATAGCCCTTGTAGGTGTCGCGCACCTCCTTGTGGGCGATGAGGTCGTCGAAGAAGGTATCACCGCACAGCGCCATGACGCCGGTATAGGGAATGCCATCCAAGGTCGCCGCCATCTGGCGGATGACGCCAGCGCACTTCTTGCGAAGACC